CTAAGGACCTCTGCGATAGCAAATTGGACGGTCACCCGCTACCCTTGTTGTATTCTAACGTATTTTTTACGCTATGTACATCAACTTCCTAACAAGGTTCCACTTGGCGCTGTTTTAGTCTGCTGCCGGATCAGGTTCATACCCTGAGCTGCGGAATACCCTGTAAACTCTGCGTTCCTAATATCAGTAACCCCTTTACCTTGACCTTGGTTTGTAGCAGGAGTAACTGCCGGATCTGTAATTCCTTGTTTTGCTGCTTGTGCTTTTGCAGCTTTCATATAATTAGATGGGATATTTAAACGAGCTGCTATTTTTTTCTGAAACTCGACATACTTATTAGCTTGAGTAGCAGTACGACCAATGGCAGTCTTCCTGAACTCATCATCTAAATATCCCATCTTAATTGTTTTTTTAGCCATTATTTTTTCTTCGCCGTAGTAGCAGAACGCTTAAAAGCCGCTTTAGTAGGTGCTCCAGCAGTACCAGGCTTACGCATTGTTTCTCCGCTACCTGCAGCAATCCTTTTCTTTTTTGCGTGGATGTTTGCATATAACCCAGGTTTTTTAGCCATCTATTCCTCCGGATAAGCAAAGCCAAATAGCCTCTGCATTTTTTCTATTGCAACGCCATGACCGTCTACTTCACTATCTTGATACTGCTTCATAAAGTTAGGATCTCTTTGCAGTCTTCCTATCTCTTGTCTTGCAGCATCAGGAGTCATAACACCAAAACCTGTAGAATCACCAGTAGGTTCTAGTCCTGATTCCATCATAGACTTACCTATTTTAGCCATCATCTTGACCATCATAGGATTATCACCCATACCTGATTCGTCAAGCCAGCCAAGGAACTCATCGCCTCCAAACTCAACGGCTGCTCGTTTAGCTACATCAATTTCTTGATCATAAGCCATTCCAAGATCGCGTTTAAGTTGATCGCGCCATTCAGTCTGTTGTGCAACTTGACCTTTCATTAAATCACCATGACCAGTCATGATGTGTTCCATGTAGCCGTTAAATAGCTTATTAGCCTGCGCGTTAGTTAAACCAGACTCGTGCATAATACCAAGCATTTTTTCTTCCATCTGGCTATCATATGATAATCCTTCTGAAAGCTCTGGCTTAGTAAGCTCATACTTTTCTGGTCGACCTAAACGATTATAAAATTCGTTCCAGTCATCAGGAGTAGAGCTTTCTCCTGGCATAACTATTTTATCAGCACCAACCATACGTTGTGCATGTACATAGCCTTTTGCTAAACCGTTAATATCTTTAATGTCTGCTAGGCTCGGATCATTTCTAAGGTCTTCACTTAGTGAACCTCTAAAATCCTCCGAGCTACCCGCATCTTCTACGGACCCGATAGCCTCTTCACTCATTTGTATTCTCCTGTTGTAGGTTTAATAATTCTTGAGGACTCTTATCGATAAACCTCAAGATGCTAATCACAATCCTTCGCATACCTTCACGGTGTGCAGTTTCATGTGTATCTCCTGGAACATAAGTTGCGTCATTGACATAACCTATATATGCCAGATGATTCAGTACGGCTTCTCCATCTTTAGTCATGAAGATAGCACGGTAAGACGTATGTAACGCCGAACGATTATCCGGATGATTGAGCTTGTTGCGCGTTGATTGCGTCACTTACTTGATCCTCCTGTCCAATGTTTTTAGCAGCTACACTCATATCCTTCATAGTCCCAGCTTGCTGCTGAGCTGCTGCCATTTGTTGTTGTTCTGCCATAGCTTGCTGCTGAGCTTGCCTATTCTCTTGTACCTTTTTAGCATCTACAAGAGTTTCCATAGGTGCATCAAGTGTTTTATGAGCCCATCTAAAAGTAGCATCAGCATCTATATTATCAAATATTTCAGGTTTCATTTGAGCTAATGGCGTCATTTGTTCTAAAAATCTACTAAAGTTAAATACTAGTGTAGACTTTTGAGCCCTAGCTATAGGTGATACATAATCTATCTGTAGGTCTACACCTTCTAACTCCTGAGGTGCTTGTGGTAGTTCACCACGCCTTAGCATAAGAGCAAATATACGCTCGATCATAGGACCTAAAAACTCAGACTGTACTCGTCCAACCATAGGACCCATAAGTCTCATTTTTTCTTCTTGACGCTGCAGCACTTCTGTTGCAGTCATTTGAGGGCCTTCTTTAAGCATCATCCAATCTACATGGAATGCTTTACTAATATGCTCTCGTCTAGACTCAATAAAGTCTAGGCCAATGTCAGGACGCTCGCCACCAATTAATGGTTCAATCTTATCTGCTGTACCTGATCTATAATAGTTTAGTCCACCTGGTATAGTACGTAATGGCATCATAAAGCCATCATCTGGTACCATAAGTGGAGGATCTGTTGCTTTTTGTGCTGCCCTAATTGTGGTCTTCATCATCTCATTGACCATCTTAATGTCAGGCATACATGTCATAGAAGGAGACCTACCATATATTTCTCCCGAGGTCTTAGACCACCTAGGAACCATATAAGGAAACTCTTGATAACCACCTTCTTTTAATAATAGCTTTTCTTCAACTAATACGTAACAAGACTTCCAAGGCATAGAGTCTTTATCTTTTTTATCATAATTAAGATCAGCTCTAGGCTCGACTGCATGAACGCACGTAAATTCTTGAAATGGAGACTTTGCTGCAATATCCATTATTTTCTTAGGTAGTACAGGACCATATAGTTGAACTAGCTGCCTAGCTGTATGCTTATACTTTCTATATACAGTATCAATAACACCTTCATGATTCTCCATAACAAAGCAATCAGCAAGGTGGAAGGTTCTAAATCCTATTGACTTACCTGGTCTGTCTTCTGTAAAGAATACACCGGTACCATAAGAACCGAGATCCATGTACAATTCGTGTACAGCCGTTATAAAATTGCTACTAGCAACGTTGAATGTTCTTTCAAACATCATATCAACAGTTGATTGCAGCCATCTAGACATTGAATCTGTAGGTTCAATACCTGGTACTCGTAATGAGAACCATCTTTCGGCTGTATTTGTTAAATGACCATGTAGACCTGAAGCAAGCTGTTCATTGGCTAAAGGAGCTGTAGAGTCAAATACCTTATCAAACCTAGTAGCAGACCCTCTGGCTTGTTTAGCCTTAAAGTCTCCTCGCCTAGGATTAACGTAGTCGGTACAATCCTGCCACATAGATTCCCATGGTGCACGATAAGACTCTAAAGCCTCTAACCGCTGTACAATTTGTCCAACTTGCTCTTCAGGTTTCATGTTTAGTAATTACCTAAAGTTTCCGATGCACTACCAAGTAATTTCTTTTTCTTGATATTTTCCATCTCTACACCGTCGCCGCCAGTAAGAACAGTTGATTTAGTTCCCTTACGCATCTTTTCAGATTGTGTAAGATCATCAACAGCTTTCTTAGTGTCTTGAGCAGCTGGTGGGGTAGGAGCTGGTGGTGGTGGTGCTGGTCTAGATCCGCCTCCGCACATAATTGACCTCCTTATTAAAGTCGCTTGTTAAAAGTATGCCCTACGGTCTTATACCCTAGAGCCTCGTACAATCTCATCGTTTCCTCAGTTTTAACACCGGTTGACGACGCTGGTCGTACTTCAGCTGCCCCATTAGCTTTGGCCCACTGTTCAAACTCTTTTATTAGCTTGGCAGCAGCAATACCACCACGCTTATCAGGAGCTACAAACATTAATAGATCATTCGCTACTAGGTCCTTACCGAAATAGTAACTCGAAATTAGCCCGACGTACATCCCAAAGATTTCTTTATCTAAATTTTCCGCAATTTTGCAGAAATAGATTTCGGGGTTTAATAGCCAAACATCTCCCATATCAGTGACTTTATCTTCATCAAAGTCTAAATGACTATATGAAGACTCTGCATGCATTTGCTTTCCTAGATCTATTAGATAAGGCAAGTCAGCCTTTGTAAAGTCTCTAATATGCATTAAATATCTCGTATTCTGACTCTGCTTGCCTTGGTAAACTAGCCATTTTACTATTTTGACGGTCTCGTATACCTAGAGCTAAGTACCTCATAGCGTCAGCGGGATGCGATGTCCAGTCATGTAAAGGTCTATCTTTAAATGTAAGGTGCTTTTCGTCGTAATCTTTTCTATATTGACGTAATGCTTCTACAAGATGGCTACATTTGTCTTCATCTATATAACAACGCGGCAGTACAGATCTAACAGCTTCAATACCGTCTTCTATTCTTAGGTTTGCCACTACTCTAAATCTAATACCTAGTTCTCTAGCAACTTCTAGTCTAGATTTACCAGTACTAAAGTCTCTAACCTTTATATCATGCGGGGCAAAGTGATCCCCGTACACATATTCTTTCTCTCGTAGTGTTTTGATGTAATGTGGTAACCCTTCTCCTTGATTATCATAGAAGTCTATAATACGTATCTCATTATGAGCCATTTGAAAGAAAATAATAACGGTAGAATCACCTACACCTAAGTCCCAAGATGTATGAACATCTAATACAGGATCATAAGGAACTTTGGTTATATGACCATCTGCTAGTAGTTTAGCCATAGGATTACCATAGTATGAACCTACAAGTGGTGCATCAAAGGAACAAAAGAATTCTTGTTGTATCATTTCCTCTGGCATACCTGCAGCACGCTCATCATCAATGGCAGACATAGGTATTGACCTAGTATCTTCAACAGATAGCACTTCTTGAAACCAAGATTCATTTCTCTTAGCTACATTCAATAAGTCGTATCCATGATTTCTACCTCGAGCGGTATAAATAAATAATGCCCATCCTTCGTTCTCCGCCAAGATGGGACGAATGTAATCCCATGCTCTGGGATCTTGGATGGAGTATTCAGAAAACACAACTCCAACGGGATTTGCCCCAACGAGTCTATCTGCGTTATCGGTGCCCACCACCTGAAAGATTGACCCATTAGACAGTGTTAACCTCATCTCAGTATTATTTACCGCTGTAACCATCTCCTTTGGAAAGTGGTCTAAAAATTTTCTGCCATCGCGTGTCATGCCATCCCAAGCAATCTTACGACCTTGACTATATGTAGGGAATAAATGCCAGTACAAACCTGGTCTTGTCAATGCTGATACTACGCACCAGTTAATAGAGCACAAATCTTTTCCAGCTCTTCGATGCCATACGCAAACTGCTCGCTTGCCGCCACCTTCCATAAAGTCCCACATACGCCTTTGGTAAGGACGTGGCTGCCAGTTACTCGGTACTTGTATCGTCGGCATCTTTTTCCAAATCTGAAAAGCGTACAACTTCAATAGTCACATTACCGTCTAGTGATGCTT